TGTCAAATTATGAATCAAAAATGGTTAACAATTGGTATGGCAACATACGATGATTATGATGGTGTTTTCTTCACCATTCAATCCCTTCGCCTTTATCAATTAAAAGGATTAGAACATTTAGTAGAAATCATTGTCATTGACAATAATCCAAACGGTAAACATTCGGATGCCTTGCGACGTTTTTGTTTATCTAGTGGAACGAAATATATTCCTTATAATGATAAACAAAGTACTTCTTCCCGTGAACAAATTTTTAAACATGCTCAAGGGGAATTTGTTTTATGTATGGATTCTCATGTATTATTCGAACCTTATGCAATTCAAAATCTTTTAAGTTATTATCAGAATAATCCAAATACAAAAGATTTGATTCAAGGACCATTAATTTATGATGATTTAAAGAATATTTCTACGCATTTTGATCCCATTTGGCGAAGTCATATGTTTGGTGTTTGGGCAACTAATTCCTTTGCATTGAATATGAATGTTCCTTTTGAAATACCTATGATGGGGCTTGGTATGTTCTCTTGTAAGAGAGACGCATGGTTAGGCTTTAATCCCCATTTTAAAGGATTTGGGGGAGAAGAAGGATATATCCATCAAAAGTTTAGAGACGCAGGAAATAGATGTATGTGCTTGCCTGATGTCAAATGGAATCACAGATTTGATAGACCATTAGGCGTTCCTTATAATAATATATTAGAAGATAGAGTTTGGAATTATTTCGTTGGATGGATGGAAATAACCAAAAATCCTAATCATCAAATCTTTCCGAAAATCTTCGAAGAATTTAAAGAAGTACCAAAGGCAACAATGGATAAACTTTTCGACAATGCTAAGAAATTATACAATTTATAATGAATAATACTTATTTCGATCAAATATATTGTATTTGTATGCCTGATAGAGTTAGGCAAAGAAATTTATTTCTAGAACAAATCCATCAATTGTTTCCTGATGTGGAACCTATTATTTTTCCAGCAATTAGTACTAGACATTTAAATAATCATCATATAGGATGTGCTCTTTCGCATAGAGCCGTTATTGCTGATGCTAAAATTAATAATTATAAAAATATATTAGTATTTGAAGAGGATGCAATTTTACATAAGAGTTTTGATATAATATTATCCAATTGTGTAAAAGAGTTAGAAAATATTAAATGGGATGTATTATATCTCGGTGCTCATGTATGGGAAAACAATTTTGAAAAATTTCAAGGTTGTATTTTTTCAGAAAAAGTACATAGTTCTACTTGTATGCACGGAATGGCATATAATAATAGTAATGGGATATTTGATTACCTTCTAGCTAATATTCCTTCAACTATTGAAGATATGATACCTTGGTGTAATAAATATGCTGCTATTGACCAATGGTTTATGTATTATATACAATCACCTAAATATGGAAAGAATGATAGGCTATTTAATGCTATTATAACTTCTCCTCGTATATGCTCACAACCCTGTTTAATAATCGGAGGTAATAAGCCGGATAAGTTAACAGATTTCTTTAATATTAATATACATAATAATACATGAAATATAAGATAATTTTAAAAACTACATACAAATATCAAACAAGATTAGAACGTTGTTTACGAACATGGTTGATAGATCAAGATGTAGTTGCTGCCACGGATAAAATTCTACCTAAGTTAAATCTCAATCAATTAAGTGCATCTAATAAGGATACTCATGGTGTTTCCAGTGAAGAAAAAACAGTATATATGTTTAATCATATTAAGAATAATCCGAAATTATATGATCAATATGATTGGTTCATTTTTATTGATGATGATGCTATTCTCAATACCAAAATGTTAACCTTTTTATTACCTTTTTTAGATACGAATATCATATATGGTTGTAATATGCGAGGTTCATATCCAAAAAATACAAACCTAATTTATCCTTCTGGTGGAGGAGGATATTTGGTTTCTAATGAGCTAATTAAAAGGCTTCCTCCAATGATAAATCATTATCATTTCCACGAAGATGTTAATGTCGGGCAATATATGCAGGACAATAATGTATTGTTAGGAAATACCGTTATAGTTAATGGGAAATCCTTACAAATTCATTTTAATGGGTGGTATCCTCTTCAATACAAAAGAATTACATTGCAAAAAGAAAATAAACTTTGTGAAGATAAATATTTAATTCCTTTATTAGAGGCGAGTGATAACCACCTTCTTTATAAATGTCTTACTCATCATTACATATTATCGGATGAGCTAATGGATTATATTTATCAATTATTTAAACTATGGACTCTAGAACAATTATTAATCGGATACTAGATTTTTATCCAGCGTATCTTTTGATTCTCCATAAATACCTCTGCTTCTATTAATAAATTTAAAATATCTAACTTTACCAGAATCTTCTATTTCTACAAAATCATCCACAGTTGTTTTCCAAGTAAAAGGCGTTTTTTTACCGAAATATTCCTTTTCTCCTGTTAAATCTTTATTAAAGATATAAACAGTACCTAGATTAGAAATCCATTTCTTTTTAAGAAATAAACTAAGCTTAATATCAGGCGCAATATTATTAGTTATACTAAACTTTTTCAATTCTTCTGAAATTTTCAAAACTTCTTCCGAATGACCATTTTTTATTTCTTTATCTAATAATTTCTCTAGTTCTTGGACATATACCTTATTAATAGGCTCTGTTACTTTATTAATCGCTTTATTATATTTGGTCTGTAAAACAATAAAATCTTGAGAAAAGAGATTTAGCGTTAGTAAAAGTAAAATAGAAGTAATAATTGTTTTCATACTCCTATTATAACCTCATCTTTTCGATTGTCAACCGGAAAATGGTAAATATCTATTAGAAAGAAATTAAAATTATGTTTTCCTCCCTATTAAGCGCCTTCTCTGTATTATCTAATATCTCTAAAATCAAAGCGGCTGTTCAGGCCAGTTATGAAGTTATTGGTAAACTCATCGTTGTTCTACAAGTTGTGGACCAACAAATTACTGGAACGCCTGTTGCCAAAGAAGTAGATAAATATCTGCCTACTGCCATTGGTTCTCTTACCACAATCAAATCTCTTGCAGAAAAATATGCACCTATCTTTGGTATTACTATTAGTGCTCCTGTAACCCCTGCTTCTGTTGGTATTGCTCCTGTAACTAATGCTCAAACCGTCCTTAGCACTGCTAATGATGCTCTCCTAGTGCATCTGTAATATTAACCAATTCCTAGACAAGTCGAAAAAGTCGATATAGAAATATATCGACTTTTTCTTTTATAAATAAAACCATGGGAAAGAAGCGAACTTTCAGAGAATTTAAACAAGGCATTTTTACTCCTAAGAATAAATCTAAATGTTTAAATAAAACTCTTCCCGTTTTTAGAAGTGGCTTAGAAAGTCAATTGATGGTTATTTTAGATTCTAATAGCAACGTAAAAAATTGGGGGTCAGAAAATATAATAATCCCATACCTTAAACCTACTACAAATAAAATACATAGATATTTTATGGATTTTTATGCAGAAATCCTAATTAAGGGAGAATTGAAGAAATTTATAATTGAAGTTAAACCCCATAAAGAGACTGTTCCAATTGTAGAAAGTGCTCGTATGAAGCCTAGTACTATCATTTATGCTAAAACTACTTTTGCTATTAATCAAGCAAAATGGAAAGCGGCAACTGAATATGCAAATAAAAAAGGATGGACTTTTTTAATTATCACGGAAAAGAACATTGATCAAATTTCCGGTAAATAAAAGATAGACAGTTCAAAACATTTTATCAAATGGCAACACAATACCACCGCAGAAAGTCAGGCATCAAGGGTAAAAAATATAAAAGCGATCTATTATTATCTGAACCGTTTCAATGGACGGAAAAACAGCAAGAAATAATTGATCTAATTAGAGAAGACTCCACCAAATCTGTCTTTATTGCAGGAAAACCGGGAACAGGTAAAACCCACTTATCCATATTTGCTGGATTACTTCTTCTTCAACAAAATGACATTGAAAAAGTCATTTATGTTAGAAGTATTGTTGAAGCCTCTCATAATCCAATGGGGTTCCTTCCAGGAACACTTTCTGATAAAGAAGCACCTTATATGGAAGTTCTTTATGATACGCTCGATCAAATTCTTACAGAAGAACAAACTAAGAATCTCTTTGCAGAAGGAAAACTAATGACTATTTCTACATCATTCATTCGGGGTAAAACCATGAAGAATGCATTGGTTATTGTTGATGAAGCACAAAATCTTGATCTTCATAGTTTAACGAGTCTAATTACTAGAATTGGAGAGAAATCAAAGATTATCTTTATCTATGATCCTAAACAATCAGATTTGAAGTCGAAAGCAATTCAACAAGATATTCTTAAATTTAATAAGATTTTCGATACAGAAAGAGCACAAAGTTTTGGTATCTATTGCAGACAATTCAGTGTCGAAGATATTAAGAGAAGTGAATTTTGTAAATTCGTGGTTGAAGAGATTGAAAAAATATGAAATGGCCCGATCATATAAAAGATTTTCTAATTCATTAATTCTTGTTGAACGACTTCTAGGGATATGGTTATCTTGACATAGAGTGGGAAATTCTATAGCAGGACCATTTCTTCTTGCTTCATTAATCCTATTTGCAGCTAATACTATGGCCGAATAGAAATCTTCATCAACTCTTCTTCTTGAAACGTCAAGAGTTGCACGACATTCTATTATTCACTACTCCTTGTAAATCTCCAGATAACGGATCATATACTCTTTGCCAATCTTGTGCTAATTCTGTTGCCCATCCAGTAGCTAACCTCCTAGAATGAGTTGCATTTTCTCTAATCGAAGAAGTACTATCACAAATCATATCATATGTACCATCGCTAATAAATCTATTCTTAATATTTGCCTTT